GTACCCGCGCAGCCATTCGGTGCCGCGCTCACGGTGGCGGCGCAGCAAGGTGCGGATCAAGCAGCGGCGCATGTGCTCTTGCTCGGTCATCGCGCCCCCATCCCCGCCCATGGGCTGCTGTAGTCCTGCCACAAGCGCCCGGCCTTGATGGCCCCAACAGTGGACAGGTTCATGCCAGTTTCAAGCGAAATTTGCCTGTAGCTTTTCGTGCTGGCCTTGACCTGCGCCACCAGCGCCGGGCCGTATTTCGAGCGAGCGCGTTTGGACGCGGCCAGCTTGGCTTTGGTCGAAACGCTGTGTTTTGGCCCCGTGCTGCCTTTTGCCTTGTGCACCACCTGGCAGGCGGGAGCCATGCATGTCTCGTGCTCGCACTTCGCGCGCACCGTGTCGCGCGTGCCCAGCGTTTTGCCGGTGCGGATGCGGTACAGCGTGCGCCGCACGTCGTAGCGTTGGCCATCGATCCAGAGCACGCAGCGGCTCCATCGATCCCAGTTTCCAGTCCACACCTGGTGCGCGCCATCACGTTGCAGCCGGTGCCCGACGTACCGGACAAACCAGGCATCAGTCACGCGCCAGTCGGCAGGAACCAGGCAACGCGAGCGGCCAAGCCCAATATGGCGTATCCTGCCATCGGCCAGCATGGCGTCGATGGCCCCACGGATGGGCTGGCGCACGCTGTAGGCGAGCGATCCACCGGCCATGTCGGTGATTGTTTTCGGGCCATCGGACAGCGCGGCCAGAATCTCAAACTCAGTCAAAGCGGCTCTCCCAGTGTCACAAGCGCCCATGCGATCAGGTAGTCGCTGCGGCAAGTACCAGCTCGCACGCGGTCGAGAATGGCGTGCGCCCGCAATTGATCGGGTGTGCAGTGGTCGCGTAGTCCCGTGCCCATTGCCACCAGCCGGGTTCGCGGGCTTTCTGGGCGATCCATTCGGCGTGCTCGTCGCATGTCACTTCCGCCCAATTCCGTGCAACAAAACGACTTGCCTGAGCATCAAAACCTCCCGTCATCGTCATCACGCGACGCTACAAACCCGCGCCGAGAAGGTGTCGCCTTAACCATGCGCGGCGACTCTCCGCCCCAGTTGTCGAATCGCGTCTGATCTCCCTGGTAGAACAGGCTGAGATAGCCGCATCGGCCTTGCCGGTTCTTGGCAACGGACAGCTTCGCGTAGTGCGTCCATTCGTCGCCCAGGTCTGGCTTCGATTGAATCGGGCGGTGCACGAACATCACCACATCCGCGTCTTGCTCGATCGCTCCCGAGTCGCGCAGGTCGGACAGCGCTGGGGTCGCGTCCGCCCTTTCCTCGACCTTGCGGTTCACTTGCGCAAGGCACACCACTGCGATGTCAAGTTCCTTCGCCAGCGTTTTCAGGCCCCGGCTGATTTCTTCGAGCTGGTAAGCGCGCGGTTGCTTGGCATCCAGCCCGCTCATCAGGCCAATGTAGTCCACGATCAGCACGTTCAGGCCGTGCAGGCGTTTCAGGTTTCTGGCCTTCGCGCGGACTTGGTTGATGTTCAAACCACCTTGGTCGGACACGCGGAAGTTCAGCAGCTTTGCGCGCTCGGCGCCGTCAATCACACGATCAAAGGCCAACCCGTCGCCCTTGGTTGGTCGTATAACGCTGGAAAGCGGCACGCGCCCCAGCATGGCGGTCATTCTGTCGCGCAGCTCACGGTGGGGCATTTCCATGCTCAGCATGCCAACGGAGTAGTCCGCAGCCATGTGCAGGCCCAGCGTCATGCCCAGGGCGGTCTTACCCATGCTGGGGCGCGCCCCGACGATGTAAAGCCCACCCGGTCGCAAGCCGCCTTCGAGGTATTCGTCAAGGTCTGCCAGCCCGGTCGCCCAGGAATGGATGCGGCCCTCTGCACGGTCTTCCAGCACCGCCGCGTGGTGCATCATCCCTTCGTAAGCGCCGATCCATTCGTCGCGTGGCGCATCGCCGATCAGCTTGGCTAGCTGGCCTTGCGCGGCCTCTACGCGCTCCGCAATGTCGCGGGTTGAGTCGTAGGCCAGCCCGTTGATTTCGACGGCCACAGCAGCCAATCTGCGGCTCTGGTGACGCTCTACAAGGATGTCGGCATACCGGCCCAGGTTGGCTGTGCTGGGCACGTACTGCGCGATGTCGTTCAGCTCCGACAACTCAACCTTGCCGCCCATGGCCTGAAACACCGTCACCACGTCGCATCTCTTGCCGCCCGACAACTGACGGGCTACTTCGGTGAAGATTTCGCGGTAGGTGTCGGACGTGAAATGCTCGGCCCGCAAACGGTCGCTCACGCGGTCAAACGCGGCGTTGTCCAACAGCAATGCCGACAGAACCGACGCCTCGGCCTCAAGGCTGGCAAGGGCGTGCATGGGGATCGGGGCGTTCATGCGACCTCCCGGTTTTCGTAGTTGCCCTGCACCACCTTGGCGAAGTTGTCGGCCTTCATCAGCCAGCCAAGGTCGCAGTTCGTCCACTTGCCGCTGCGCCCGGTCAGGAAGTCCGACCGTGAGACGTAGGCAAAGAACCGCGAAAACCAGTCCACAGCCTCAGCCTCCGTCACGGCGTAGCGCTTTCCGGCCTTGGTTTTTGCGGTAAGAACCCACTTCCACCGAGCGCGCATTGCATCGGCGTTCTTGCCCTGCCATAGCTCGGGTTTCGGTTGAGGCAAGTCCGGCAAGTGGTGGCCGAACAGCTCAAGCAGGCGAAGGTGCGGACAAGGCGGCAGCGATGGGCTGCCGACAACCAATCCGTCAGGATTGGAATACTGGCTACTGGTTACTGGCTTATGGCTAGGGTTTCGGTAGGTTTCATTGCCTGAAACCGTTTCGGTTTCAGGTTCTGAACCTTTTGGGTTTTCTGGGATAACCGAATCGGTTATGGCTTTCGGGCGTCCGCCCATACGGCCAAGTGCTTGATTTGTCTCGGCAATTACCTGTTTGCGATGGATTTCTTCATCGCACCGAGACTGATGCCAGCCATCAACGCCATTTTCGAAAAATTCCTCAAGGATCGTCTCGACTGCTTCACGCTCTTCCTTCGATCTTGCTCCAACCAGACGCTGAACGGCACGCGTATCGACTGGCAAAGCCCTCTCGGACGTGTAATAGATATCGAGCAACATGCAGTACACGCCGTGCTCCAACAGGCTCAGATGCCTGGTTGCAGCGGCGTAGTCGCCTATGTGCCTTTTGTAGTAGTTCAAGACAGCCCGCGCTCCGCTTCCATCCGCGCCACCGTCGCCGGCTCGCGCAGTGCCACCAATCGAGCCACGTCAGACGCTGCCCGGCGTGCCTCATCGCGCCACACCTTAGCCATATCTGGCATGGCTGCATCAGCCTTGGCTTTCAGCCTGAGAACGTCACCACTGCGCGACGTGATCAGGTCTTCCAGCTCCATTTCGCGGTCGTTCATGACGCACCCCGCAGCTTCTTGCGCCCAACATCACCGCGCCTGGTGCCGATCTGGTAATACCCAGCCGACATGGCGCCCTTGGTTGCTGGCGGCTCAGCTATTTCGTGGTCCTGGCCGGCGACAAGCTCCTTGGCCGTCTTGATGCGGCTCAGCGCGGCACGCTTGCCGTTTGTCCAGTCGATCTGCTGCTGGTAGCCGTCCCGCCAGTAGAAGGCAGAGTGGCGGGCGGCGGGTTGGTGCTTCATGCGGCCACCTCTTAATCAAAAAGATCGGCGGTCTGCATGTCAAACCGAACGCCATCCAGCGCGGCCTGCACGTTCTTGACTGCCTGCCGGAAATAGCTCTGCTTCAGCTCAAAGCCGATGCCCTTGCGGCCCAGCATGACGGGGATGTAAACCTCGCTGCCAACACCCATGAAAGGCGTCAGCACGGTTTCGCCTGGATTGGTGCGCAGCGTGACGCATCGCTCGATCACATCCAGTTGAAGAGGATGAACGTGCTTTTCATCCTCGGAGTCCCGCGCCTCGCGGTAGGGCAAGACATGTTTGAACCGGATGTCATCCCACATGCAATCGGCGTACTGACGCCAGATCCAATGAGAAAACTTGTTCTCGGTCTGCTTGCCCTTCCAGCCACGGTACGGCAACACGTCAGACGGAGGGACACGTTCGCCCGCGTACTCCAACATTCCGACAGGGTGCTGCACGGGAATCGGATTGGCACCAGCATTGCGGAACAGCAACAGGTAATCACCACTGGCAATGCCGGCATCGATGCTGTCCTCACACAGGGCGGCGTGTGCAAGGTTCTTCTGCATCGTTCTCAGGCGAACATCTAGCGGCTCTTTCCAGATCATGTGACGGCCTGCGTACTTCCAGCCGTGCTTTTCGTGCAGGCGGATGATGTCGCCGGGAAAGTCGATATAGCTGTCAGTGCCGGAGTTGGAGCGCGGTACATCCATACAGTGAACCGCTGTCATCCGGCCCGGCATGGTGATGCGGGCTTTCTCTGCGACGACAAACTCGTAATGCTTCAAAAACTCGTCGTAGTCCGAGCAATTGGACAGGTCGCGGTCGTTGCTGGAATAGTGATAAAGGCCTCCGAACGGCGGCGAGTACACGGTGAAATGCACGGAGCCGCTCGGAAGCTTCTGCATCCCTTGAATGCAGTCACCATTGAACAGGGCGCACCTGTCCGTTACAAACTGGTCGAACACATCGTTCACATCAGCCATGTCGGAACCTCCATCTTTTTAGTAAAAGCGCTCGCACGCTCAATTGCCAGCGCCGCGTTCTGGTGTGTGACCAGATTAGCGAACATGGCATCTGCCTTTGCTGCTTTGCGCTGGAAGTTGCGCATGATTCCGCGCCCGCCCTCGGTGGTGACGTAATCGACCGTCACGGGGCGTTTCTGTCCGAAGCGCCAGCATCGGCGGATGGCTTGGTAGGTCTGTTCGTAGCTGTGTGACGGGAAAAACGTCATGTGCGCGCAGTGCTGAAAATTCAGCCCCCATGCGCCGATCTTTGGTTTTGTGATCAATACGCGGGCCTTGCCGTCGGCGAACGACAACAGCTTTTCCTCTTTCGCGTCATCGCTGTCTGCGCCGCTGACTTGCACCGCGTCTGGAATCAGTTTTTCCAGCAGGTTGCCTTCGTCGTTCAGCTCGCACCAGACGATGGCGGGCTGGCCGGTGCCGTTTACCAAGCTGGCCGCTTGCTCACAGCGCTCGGTCAAGGTGCGGCGGCGCTCTTCGCGTTGCTCCTTAAGGCCAACAGCAGGCAGCTCGAACAACATCCCCTCGGCAACGCTCTCAGCCGATACCACATGCTCGCGCTCGTTCAGCGGCGGGAGAATGAAGCGCGTGTCGTCAAACCCCACGTCAGACGGCTTGCGCATCGCGCGTGACCACGATGCAACCCAGCGCCAGAAAGGCTCTTCAGCATGGCCCTTGAGTCGCCACTTGATGACCTCGCCACGCATCCGGCCCGTAGCGGAGTTGTTTAAGTCGTTTTTGAAGAACCGATTGAGCATGTCCATGTAGCCCAGGTGCCCCAGTGCCTCGGACGATGTGCCCAACTCGATATAGTCATTCGGCGCTGCCGTGGCCGTCGCCAGCAGGCGATAGGGCAGCTTGAGCATGAATGTCGTTATGGCGGTCTTGGTCGCGCCATCGAAGCTCTTCAAGATGCTCGATTCGTCGCACACCATCCCGTCAAAGTCGGCAGGGTTGAACAGCGACAGGCGCTCGTAATTGGTGATGTAGATACCTGCGCCGCCGATGTTCCCGTCACGGCACAGCGTCACTTCAACGTCGAACTTTTCGGCTTCGCGTGCGACTTGGAAGGCCACTGCCAGCGGCGCACAGAACAGGACACGCCCATTCGTCTTGCGCACCACGTTATCAGCCCACACCAGCTCCTGTACGGTCTTGCCAAGACCACAGTCCTCGAACAGCGCAGCCCTGCCCTTGCGCAAGGCCCATTCCACCATCGCGGCCTGGAAGTCGAAAAGAACCTGCGGCAAGGAAATGGGCTTGAACCCATGATCCCCGCCAGAATGAGACTTCGACAGGATGAAGTCTTTGTAGGACAGCGGTCGCTCCGCTAAAATCACATCAGCCACAGTCATTCCCTTTCAATGGCTAGTTTTGGTTAGAAAGCCCGCTGTTTGCGCAGCGGGTTTTCGCTTTTTGGTGACTACGCACCGAATAGAAAAACCCGCTGTACAAGCCGGGCGAAGCCATGCCGCGCCCGGAGTCGTGGGCGATTCGCTTGGCATGGCGGAGGAGAAGCACTTACGCAGCCCCCGTGTTGGAGGCGAGTTCGGGCGATGCGTCTGCGGTCTTCTTGTCTGCCAGAGCGATCAGCTTTGCTGCGGCCTCTGCTCCGCTGGCAACATCGCCCGCTTCCCAACGTGAGATGCGCGACTGGTTCACGCCGATGGCTTCGGCAATCTCGGCCTGCGACATGGTTTGCCGCAGCACTGCTAAGGCATCTTGAACTTGGCTCATGACGCCATTATGCGCTAACGCATCGCCATGCGCAAGCGCCCCAGCCATCTGCGGCCTACTGTTACGTTCTGTTGCAATAAATCATGCGTTTGCGCATCAGCACAGCGCGCTTTCGCTTGACTATCCCATGCGTTAGCGCATAATACGCCCATGCCGCACACAAAGCGGCGCGGGCCAAGCGATCGAGCCGAGCCCGAAGCTCCTTAACACAGCGAGTCCTGCGGTTCTCGAAAGCAGACAGCAGGCGCGGCCACCGGGCGTGAGACGGTGGTGAGGTGCCAGCACCAAGAGCAGCAAGCCTGGCGGAACGCGGTCGCCCCGGGTGGGGATTGGAGGCTGCGTGGACACGGCGCTGATAGTGATCAGCAAAGCCCAGCCAGTGGGCAGCGGGAGCCCGTGACAGGGGGAGAGGCCCGCACCCGACCCGGACACATGAGCCGGGCGGCACATCAAAGCATCCGATGGGTGTTTCGATGTGCTGAGATTGCGCTCAGTAGCTCAACAGGTAGAGCCCCGTGTGTTCAAAGCGGGAGGTATTGGGTTCGAGTCCCGACTGAGCGCACACACACCCAGCCCGCAGCACGCGGGCTTTTTATTGACCGGAGGAATCATGAAGATCATTGCTCTTGCAGCCGCTGCCCTGCTGGCCGGCTGCGCCACCGCACCAGGCGGTGCGAATTACGCGCC